AAGCGTTTCGTATTGTGCCAATAACTCGGCCACTTCAGCTTCAATGGCTTTCGCGAGGAGTGCTTGTGCCCCTTGTTTTAAAACGTCGTTCAGTGGATCTATTTCTGGTGATTTCAGTGGTGATACTTTATGATTTGCCATGTGGTGTTTCTCTTTGTTGACTATTGATTTGCGAGATCAATCAACAGATTAGCACCACATTCTTTTTCTCACCTCATACACCAGAAATCATCATAGCTCAAGATCGTTTAGCAAACTATATCAAAAAGTCTCTAAACTCTGTACCGGAAGAAAATAGAATATCCCCACCGGAGTCTCTGATTTTACCAATAGCCGAACAGTTAAAATATCAAGAGGAAGGCAACCCATTAACTGCTCTATATTTAAACTTGCTATCTAGAGCAATGGATAAGGAAAGAATAGGTGAAGCTCACCCTGCATTTATCAATATCATTAAACAGTTATCACCTGATGAAGTTTTAATTTTAAAACAAATAGCAACTCATAGCCGCTTTTACTTTTTCCGATTCCGGGAAGGCGTAATTCATGATATTGATACTGTGAGTAAATATCTTGAAGATATTAATTTGTGTAAAGACGTAAAAGACAAAGTTATAAACTTAACATTCCAAAGTGGATCTATAGCCCAGCCTGAACACTTTTCAACATTCATAGAGCATATGGTCTCACTAGGCCTCATAATCTATAACGTCCAGCTAAAGTCAGACAAAATGTTTGATGATTTAGATCCAAATACTGCTGATAATTTATGTAATCCATTATGTCAGTTACATCTAACAAAAGTTGGAGAAATGTTCTTTCAAGCTTGCATAAATGAACAATAAACCTAATAACCACATTATTTCTTCTTAATAAATTGGCTAAGGAGCATATTTAAACCTCTCTTTAGCCAAACCCGAAACCGTTGACCAAATCACAAATAATTCAATACCAAGGAAAACCCGTTTAATATCTGAGTAGTTGTAGAAAACCCAATCCCAGTCCCAGAACTGCTTTGCAAACTCTTCTGAAAAGCCGACCATTTCTAAATGACGAATGATGTTTTCAATAAGAGCAACCAGGTTAAAAACCATCAGCAGGAAATACAAACTCATCAACCCAATATCCGCATTAGTCATAAAGATTGGTTCTGAGGGTCGATTGGCCTTTATTAGATATGTCCTTGAAAAAGAAGTCCGGAACATAAGTAAAAAGAAAACAGTGAGATCAAGAGCAAAGCTGGCTAGATAAACAAAGTTATTCACCCAAAATGTAGAAATTGTATCGCTTGAAGTTGGTATGACTAGCTCAAAAAGGAGTAACTCGAGTACCTTCAACATGACCAACATCAAACACAGATGAACAATATTCATGTGTTGTCTGTTATGAATCAAAGTAAATAGGAGAGCTAAAATGACCGTTGAGAGAGTAACAAAGGGAGTATCCAGCTTAATCGCAAAAATTACTCCCAGAACAATAAACAGTGTATGTATCATGACGGCTTATCTTGGATTATCGCCGTTATAATCACCACTATCATACGTTGGTGGAATAAATGATGCGCGTGAATCAGCTCTTGGCTTTTCTCCATTATAATCGCCACTACCACCTGAAATGATGTCTAATTCTTCCGTTGAAAGTTCTTCTATTCTCATAATATCTCTCGTCTTCATCATGTGTTGTGAAATCAGGTAACTGCCACTTTATCAATCACAAGACAATATTTACAGAGAAAGTGAGAAATTCTTGGATTTAAATCCATAATTTAGGATTCAAATCCTAACCCTTATATTCGGAAGTATCATCGGTATTCTCAATTTCTTCTGACTCTTCCTGATCTTCAATTGAGCTTGGATCATCTCTTCCGATAATTTCCTGTATTAGTATTGATATATCCCTTGAGCAGTAGGCACAAATTTGAATAAACTGATTTACCTTCGGGGAACTGACATCATTTTCCCAATTCTCATAGGTAGCTCGACTTACTCCTAAATAATTCGCCATTTGCTTAGTCGTCTTTCTTTTACGAACACGCATTCTGCGTAAATCATCACCTCGAACATTAAACATACTTTCCCCTCAAAGATACTCGGCGATCCAGCTCCTAATTCCTCTGAATTTGTTCAAGTGATTGCGATATAACGCAAAAAGAACGTCTGAACCCATAAACATGCCAAGTTTTTTTGGCATTTCTAAGAGTATATTTAAGAAATAAAAACCACAATCGGATGAAGGAAGCAGAGACATGTGTGAAAAACTAGAAAATATTCGTAGTATCAGTGAAGCAGCACAGGAATTAATCCTACGTCAAGAAGAGCAAGGCACCGACTGGGCTGATGCAGTCATGGTTCTTTTGGAAAAAATTTCAAAGCTGTCACAACAGAATTAATCTTCCCCTACATGCCTGCCTTCGGGTGGGCATTTTTCACATCACAAACAAGTCAATTATTACTCACTCCTTATGTTTAAAAACTTCTTATTAAACATAATCATCAAACCTTTTTAAATCCTTATTTCTAGTTCTCAAAACATTTACAAAATGAGATAATACAGGTCCAAATAACGGGTATGACCTGAAAGTAAAAAAGCGATCAGCTTGCAATGAGCCAAATCGCAAATGGAACGCATCACCGAGGAACGACATGAAACCTGAATATATTCCGACCCCAAGACCAGCGCGCCCTAGTGAACCCACTCCACTTGATATGGCTATCTACAACTTCCAACTGAAAGCTGCTGAATTTCATGATAAAAGAAATAAAGCTGCTCCAATAAATGAATCTCCAGCCGCAAGAAAGGAAAGGGTTCAAAAGCGTGACCGAGATATGGAGCATCTATTGCTTGAACAAAGAAAGATTGAAGCCCATGCCAAGATTCAGCGAGCTTTAAAAAATTATCAAGAAGATAACCTATCTAAAGATCCTGATGAATTATTAGATGAAGCACACCACCCTACTGCTCGACTAGCAAAATATTTAACTGCAAATGGTGAACCCAAACCAACAGTATTTCATGAAGCACATCACATTATTCCCGGAAAGGGGCGGTTTCTTCAAGAAGAGATGTTAACTGTTCGGTTGAATCTGCATACCTATGGTGTGGGAATCAATGATCCTAAAAATGGGGTCTGGCTTGCAAATTATTTAAGAAATAAGCAAGATGATTGGGCAACTCCAGACGCCCCTGCTCACCGACAAGTCCATGGCTATAACTACGAAAATTGGTTATATACAAATCTTGGTATCGGAATCATACCGGAGCAAATCTTTTTAGGGCGCCTAAGAGTAATGAAACGACAATTAAAAGATGGTTCTCAGCCTTCGCAAGTAACAGCAAAGAAAGATATTAATTGGGATGGACGATGAAAGTTTATCGACTAAGTAACAACCCGCAAGAGTTCAAAACACTAGCTTTAGATGTTATCAATCTTGCGACACAGCTTGGTGATCGAAAGTTAAATGTTTTATTGCGCTCACAGTGCACAACAAATGAATCTCTCCTCGAAGTTTGGAATGACCAAGTTGAATGTTCTATGCGTGATGTTTTGGGTAAAGACTCAGCGATACCTGATGTCTCTCTCTGGAACGGGCCAAATATCCTATTAAGTGAGAAAGCATATGCTGTATTGGGGCCAGAGTTACAAGATGGAGGTGACTTTCTCCCCATTAAAGTTGATGGTACATATATGCAAATTTTTAACTGCCGGTCGTTTGGTAAAGAGAATGATGACTTGTGTACGACCAAGTATATTGATGGTGTTGATTTTGGTCCTGAAACACTAGCCTTTGATGATGCAGATATTAATAACCGATTCGTCTTTAAGTCAAAGTTTGAAGGTGGCCTTACATTATTTGCAACCGAGAAGTTCAAAGCACTATGTGAAAAGAAAGGCTTAGAAGGTCTAATCTTCAAAGAAGATCTTCTTGACCCATATATATACTGATCTTGTAAATACCTTCTATTGGAAGAAACCATAATCATCATTATGGTTTCTCTTCTTCGATTACCTTAGGTATTGCTGCAAAATAACTATTTTTTTGATAGCGAAGATGGATTAAATGGAATTTGCTAGAGTCCTCTGAGACAAGGTTTTCCAATGCCATAAGTTGCTGTTCCAATTTAGTATCTACAATCCCCATAAATTTATTTAAAGTACAAACTTTTTTATGCTCAAGTTCAATATTTTTAAACAAGTAAGACCAAGGGAAACCTATTTTAGGGCGCTTTAAATGCAGTGAACTAAAATTCTTAGAGCCATGGGTATCAAGTGACTGCTTTATTGATTTTGAGGGTACAATGGAACACCCCCAATTTTTGATATCGCCATCCTGTGAATCCAAAATGAACATATCACTTGGGCTTAAATTTTTAGTATCTAGATGATTATAAAAGCAATATAAAGGTATAGAATTAGCTTTATTTGCATAATCTATTTGAAGGTCAACTTGCTCTATACCTTTTATTTTATGGCGTAATATGTAATTTTGTTTGGGGTATTTCATTTTTTTAGCTTGGATTGCATAGGAAACCCACTCATTGCCATCCTTAAAGCTAATTTCGAAATCACACCCTATCTCACTTTCTTCTTTTGAAGTATCTTTGACTTCGAAGAAATCATCTCCTGAAATCTTCTTTAATTTATTTTTCAATGATAAAAGTAAAAATGAGGTTATTGCGTCTTCCCTAATAGATACATCGCCTTGGTAACACTCAACAATCAAGTCCCATACCATCTCAGAAAGTTCATCGAAAATACTGACAATTAGTGACTTATTTTTCATTGTAGTTCTCCATCGAGGACAAGATTATAGTTCAGGCTGTTATTGGTAAAACCTCATCTGATAATTGAGATGCTTTTTCTTGATATCCCTCAAACTTTGATTTTTGATGTGATAACCCAGCACCAATATGGGTATGCTTAGCTAGCAGCGTATTCATATCCTTCACCAGTCCAATCAGATCCAGCAACACTTGTACGGCATTCACATTCTCAGACCCTAACCAAACCGTAGCGCCTTGGACTTTAGCAAGCGCTGTTGCTTTGGCTTCCAGTGTCTGGAGTGTTTCCAAGTGCATATTTGCATGGCTTTTGAGTTGCATTTCTTGCTCAGAACCGAGCATCAAGTTGTCCAGCGCTGCAATAATTGCTTTTTCTCCCACGATGGTTTTCAGTGCGCCCATGATTTCATTCACCTGGTTACCATCAATCTGTTGGGTATCATGGCTGGCGATTTGAGTCTGTCGAATATGATGCTGCTCAAGATTGACCTGTGATTGCCTAGTGTGAATTTGGCTGTGCTGAGTGATTGCGCCATCGGTTTTCAGTTGCCAATCACCATTGGCGCCACTAAGTTGGCTTTGGTCGGATTGCTGCAGCTGGATGTCGTCATTGCGTGTCTGTGGGATGCTCATCCCCCAGGGCAACAATGCCGTAATAACAGGGATAGAATCTAGCCCATCAATGTATTGGATCAAGCAACACATCCCTGGTTGGGGATGCTGATAAAGGCCATGCTCGTGACCTTGACCGATAGCTAAAGTGACTTGCTCAAATACAGGCACATCCAGTGGTAATCGTGTCACAGCATCTAGTAGCTGAATATCTGCCGCCTGGTGTGGCCGAAAAGGACTGCTGATTTGTGGCTCTTGTCCGGGCAAATCATAAACCCGCTCAATACGCGCCAACTGTGGCACATGCTTGCGTTGCCCAAGCTCTGGAAAGTATCGAAGCACTAAACGGCGGATAGCGTCTTTGACCATGTGATCACCTGTTGTGTGCCGGTCAACATCACCTCTGTGATATAACGGCCATTGAGTTTTAAACCAGGGCGCAATTTTGGGATGGCGATCAGACTTCCTGAGAGTGCATTTTTGACCGTGATGGGGTGCTCTGCAAAATCATCGATCGTTGAGGTGGCCCAGCGGGAGTGTTGCCAACTCCCCACATAAACTCGGCCATCGGGCCGCTGCTGAAAAATAAAGTCTTTCACCTGGTAGATTTTACCCAGTTGGCGCAGTGCGCTGATGGTATCGCCCTGGTGGTAAAAACACGGCACTGGCGTTTGCATGTAATCCGCCTCTGGATAAACAAATTCAATCCCCAGTTTGGAGAGTTGATTAAGGACATCCTGCATCCGGGCATAGCGGATAGCGATGGGTGCAGGAAAAGACATGGCACCGAGTAACTCTCTACACGTAAGAAACCATCGACCGTTCGCCTGGTGTTTCTTTTCAATCAACCCTAAAAAATATGGTGTCATTTGCTCGACCTGATACCCCAAATGCAGCTCAACGATCCCCGAGGGCTCTTGTTCAGTCACCACCACAAACTGAGCACGACCTGGGCTAAATAAATCCAGCTGCACCGTATCACTGACGAGATTAGTGACCCGCTCCCCATTGATGGTGAGGACTTTGGTCAGGCGTGCCGTATCCATTACGGGCCTTCTGCTTGTTCAAATTGCTGTTGAATGGTATTGTGGCCATCCACCCGCTGGGTTTTCGTATTCTCTGCGGCTTTGCCATCGAGCTGCTGTTGCTCTCTCTCCGACTTGCTTAGAACTTCCAATAATTTAAACGAGACCACCCAGGCACGGACTTGATCATCTTCTGATGCTTTGATCTCACCGTCGAATTTCACCTTGCGTACTTTGAACGCATCCGTCACATCACTGTTGACCGTTCTGAGTTTACGCGCACCGTTTGCATCCAGCTCTTTGGCAAGACTTACTAATTGAGCCAGTAACTTTTTATCCACGTAAGGGATTTTGGTTTGCACAGAAACCACCGCAGGCTTAACGCCTTTATCGGAGGATAAGGAAAATGAGCCGTAGCCACTTAGGTCATCGCCGGAGAGCTTAAACCCACAATTGATTGCCGTTTCATAACCAGGCACCTGCCAACCATCGATGACGATCATGCAAATAACTCCTGAATTGGTTTCAGGCTTTGCGTATCTCCCACAAAGAGCTGATACACCCAATGTTGATTCGCATCACCGAGTCCTTGCAAGTGCTGGGCAAGCCCTTTGGCGCTATTGGCTGAATGGTGAAAGTGGTTTGCACTCAAAGTAAATGCTTCAAACTGGGTTTGCGTGATACGTTCATCACGGGCAGCTTTCTTTGCCTTCAATTGGGCAAGTTCATCATCGATGTTGGTGATAAGAGATTTCCCTTCATCCATAACCAACGCAAGCGAAGCGTCATGATAGGCAGCTTGGATTGCAGGAATGGACCGGATATCTTCAATCACCTGCCATTCAAATGACTGCGCTTGTCCTGTTGGTCGCTGCATTTTATGGGTATCAAGACGTTGAAGGCTTCGCGCAATATTGGCAACTTCCAGCGTGGTTTTCAGTGGGCTGATTTGGTTGAGCGATTGGAGCTGAGTTGTCATTTCTCCGGGTGTTTTTGTGCTGAGCCAAAACCCAACACACTGCCAGTCGCTGGGCCGACATTGTCTACTTTCATCCAGAATTGCTTTTGCCAGTACCTTGGCGCCTTGATGACTGGTTTGTACTTCTGGCAATTGATAGCTGTGTAGCCCAAAACCATGCAATGTGTGACACTGGTTATCCAGTGCCACACGGTTGGATTGTCCAAAGCTCCCCGGAAAACCCATGACTTACTCAGGTGCCTGCGGCCAAACAATCTCATCGGGGTGCTGCGTGTTATTTGGTAAATCGCGCAGCGCTTGCCGATAAATAGACCACGCTTGGCGAGTGTCATCTGTCAGCGGATAATCCGCTATTTGTGTGTAATCGGATTGACTGAGCAATTGATCCCGCTTTGTGCGAACTAGGCGCCATTTAGTTGTTGCGACCCGGTCCTTTGCACCACGGGTTAAGCAACTTAGATCAACATCCAAACGACCTTCAATGATTTGCTGAACCTCATCGGCGTCAATATCAATGACACAATTTGCCCCGCTCAATGTTGGGCTAATGGATGAAATCGCGACGCTTGGCTGTGCAATCAATGCAGGCTCAAGCATCCCTTCATAAACCATGTTTGAATCAATATAAATTTTCATGATGCATCCTTAGCAAGTACTGTGAGCATGGAGATCGGAAAAGGTAAAACACCCGGCACACCTGGGCAAACAAAAGGCAGCGCCATATACACCGTGTCACCAACTTGTAAATCACTCAGTGGCAGTTGTGCGCCCCAGTCTCCGGCGTGTTGTGGAATATCTCTTTTGGTGGATTGGTGCAGTTGCCAATCACTGTCATTCACACGCATCGCAAACCCGCCAGACACGATCCCATTGCCACCTGCACCAAAATTCAGTCCCGTTTCAAACGGGCCTAGACCACGCTTGGTAATGGTGAGCTTGCGTAAATACCAACCCTCACGCTCATAGCTGGAGAGCTTACAAAACTGAACCAAGTCAATCACAGCCGCATCAGCTTGGTTGAGTGGGATGAATTCTTCGGTGAAGTTCCAGTTGTCCGGACCATCACCCACACCATTTTCGGCAAAGGTAAATCCAACCCAATCACCGCCTTCACCTTTGGGATTCAATTTAAACTTGGCTTCTGTCACCAGGTTAAAGGTTGGAAATTCAGAACGGCCCGAGTTAATAAAGGCCGTGACTTTGGCACTACACTCATTCAGACGGGCAAAAATATCATCCCTAACCTGAGAAAAATACGCCATCAAGCTGGCTGCGGCATCGGTTGCCTGAGCCAACTTGTCCATCACTTCTTGTTGTGTCGCCATCATGGCCTCCTTATGCCAGTTGCTTTAATAGCGTTAAACAATTCTCGAAATAGCCACGGGCTTGGACCGCAGCATTCAGATCCAATGCATTGAGGTGAGGGTTATGATTAAACATCCAGCTTTGGGCGGGAATATCTATTCTGCTTAAAGCCTTGGCGCCTGCAAATCGAAGGACAAAGCTGCGAGTCACCACATTGTTGACGCCCATGCGCTTACGTTGCAGGGGCAAATAATCCAGGGCAATTAAGGTGCCATCCTGTGTGAGCAACCCGATCCAGTTAAAATCAAAGTCGCCTACGTCTTGGTCCAGGGTCACCGCCCAGGCTACGGTGTTGTCATCCAAAAAGCCTTTGATGTCGATGTATCGTCGATACACAATTTGCACATCCGGGGGGATGGGCATATCTGGGTCACGCGCATCCGCATCACTCAGGTGTGGCACATTGGCAAGCACCATTTGATGAATGGTCAGCCCTTCATCCTCCAAGGCTTTGCGAGCAATGTAGTGTTTCCCTGCGGTCGTTAAAATGCCCGTGATTTTTTCAGTGCTGAGATTCATGCGATAGGCTCCATTTCGGCAATGCTGGCATTGCATTCAAAACTTACAAATCCATAGTGTGGGGTGCAGGTGATTGGGTGTGTGATTTCAAGCAATAATGGTAGCGTTTCTGGTTCGCTGGTATCGTGGGTCGAACCAACAAAAGCACCACCATAGGCAAAATCAGGCGAGTGCTTCACATCGGTCTGCAAGCCAAATGGGATCATGCAGTGGTCCCAGCTCACATCTAATCCACCCAGTTGTAGATCCACATCAGAGAAGTTGTGCAGGCTGAATTCATAGCGCCGACATGCCCGGCCATAGAGCTGAATAAGAGACGGTAACACCTGGGCATATTGCGACATCACCGAATCACTAAAATCAATGGCGATAATATCCCAGTCTCGCCCGTCGATACGCTCACGCACTCGCAGCACATCAATACCAAGACGCCCAAAGATGTCCTTTACACTGGCAATCTCTCCGGCATCCATGGTATTGACCAACGCATGTTGCACCCGGCGGCGGTATAAATCGACGGACTCATCCGGCAAGCGGTCGGTTAAACGCTCCCAGGCGAGCAATCCTAATATTGGCTCTACAGATTGTTGCTCGTCTTTTTGCTGGATAGCCCAGACCACCCAGTTGCGGGTATCCTGCCAATATTGATGCGCGGCTTTCATCAACTTTTCGGCATAACCTTCACTCAACCATGTTGCGATCTTATCCATGCTTCACCACCAATTGGTCAATCGTCGGTAGCCATAACCCACAATCGATGTCAGTACAATCAAATGACACCGACCGGACTTGAGGAAATGCCTGGTGCAGCTGGGCGGTTAATAAGCTGATACTGTAGGTTTGCAAGGGTCTTGGTCGTGTGGGCTGATAGACATCATTTTGCCGAAAGGCAGCGCGGATAAGGGTGTCTAACTCATCACGAACATCAAGCTGATTGGGGTGTAACCAATAGGTCAGCGTGATATTCATCGGCTGTGTTGGCATCCCATACACAGCAAAATCATCGCCATGTCCATGATGACCATCCCGACGAATATGGTCATTGATGGATTGCAGCAGTGCATCCGAGACTTGCCCAACATCCAGGTAAATAAACGCATTGGCACTACCCGGACCACGGGGCGCACCATTTTGAATGACGATATTATCAATTGGAATACCAAACTCGGAGATCAATTGCTGATAAACCGCATTGGTATGCCAGCGGGCAGCTGTCCCAAACACATTCCGTATCCGCGCCCGGTAATCTTCCGTATCTTCTGCATCTGCCCCAGGGCGCACCAACCAGTCGTCTCCATTGGTGACGCTTAATCCTTCGACTGGAGAGGCAAGTTGTTCGTACATTTGTCCGGGCAGGTTAAACGCTTGTCCAGGTTCCATAGCCTCAGCCATCACAGCCACATCCGTCTGGCCTTCAATCAACACAATCGGTTGAAGGGTAACCATTGCATATACCTGGCTCGCTAGATCATAGGAATGGACGACTACCCCAGCATCGAGACTGAAAACACCCTCGGTATTTTCTCGGTGGAACGTCAGTATTCCCTTGGCTTTGACTGCGGCATAGACAAACACATTGCGACTGGGGCCATGTAGTTGTACCAGTGCTTCACGGCTGGCTGTCATGATAAAGAGATCCGGCATGACCTTTTTTGCCATCCACTCAAATAAACTCACCACTGGCTGTGTGATAATGGCTTTGATGGTCCGCCAAAACGGTGAAAACGGGCTGTTGTTTTCAATGGTGATCGCTTGTGATTTCAGCGCTTCATCCCACTGGGCTTTTGCTGCTTCTTCCGTGACGGGTAGCCCAGCTTTTGACATCATGGATTGAAAATCAGGCTGCATCTTGTCCTCCATAATCCCGCGTTTGCGCCAAGATTGATAAAGTCATATCAGCGTTGTAAAACACCTCAATGGTGCCTGGGATCACGCGATCATCTTTTTCCACTTCAAGTTCGATTTCAGTCAAGATGGGTGCGATCCCATTTTGATTACGCAGTTTGACCAAACGCACCAAAAGACCCGATTCTAAAATCCGGTGTTTAATATCTTGGGATATCGTCTGCGCCTTATTCACCTGGGCAGGACTGAGCGCATCGTTCAGTACAAAGTCGCCGTCATTGACCAGCAGATCTACATGCACTTGATTCATCCGGCCAGCTCCATAAGTTGGTCCAAGTCTTGTTCTGGATTGTTTGATTGCAGATTCACATTATCAATGTAAAGCCGCTTGGAGTTATCCGTGGTACTGCGCTGTTGGTTGTTCGTTGTGGCGTTTTGAGTGAGTTGCTGCAACGTCTTGGAGCGCTTCATTTGCATATCAAAGCGCCTCTCTTCCTGCATACTTTCCTTCACAGGCGAGACATCAATTTGTGCGTTATCACTCAGTAGTGTTGGATTGAGCTGTACACCTAAACTACGAAGTTGAGGTGTATGGTTATCGTGTAAGTTTAGTGTACGGTTATCGCCTGGGAGTACAGGGCTATTCGCTGCGAGTGCTTGGCGGGGTGCCACCTGCTGTACATGCGACTGGGTGGCGGTAAGTTGTGTGACCTCAGCCTGTTGTACTGTCGTTGTTTGTCCCTGCATCTCTTTGACTTGAGCATCCGTTTGGCTGGTCACCTTGGCTTCCACTTCGGCGCCATCAATCAGACCCAGTGCCTCTAAGGCCCATTTTGCTGCCTTCACAATCCCAAACAAGCTCCCAAAAACACCCCCCAAAGCGACCTGCAACACATCCCACCAGGTAACATCTTTGAACCAGGACACCACTTTATCCCAATAGACAATCAATCCGGCAATGCCTGCAATCAATAGCATCACAGCGGTAATGACAAACCCGATCGGATTCGCCAACAAGACTGCATTAAAGAGCAGGGCTGTACCTTTGGCAATCGCCATGACCACCTGTAAGCCTTTCATTACTGCACTAAAAAATCCAACCGCAGCCCCGGAGCTTAAAAGTGCAAACCGATAGAGGCCCATCACCAGGTTAAACGCGCTAAACAAAATCATCAGTGCAGTGGCGCCCACAAAACAAGCGGCAATCAAGCCCGTCAGCGTTGGGAATTCTTGCGCCAGCCAAACCACACCGCGCAGCAGACTTGCCAGCACGTCCACTACAGGTTCAATGATCGGGAGTACCGCTTGGCCGAGTGTGGTGCCTGCGGCATTAAAACTGCCGGATAACCGCTGCCAGGCATCCGTTTGTGCATCCGCCATTTCCTTGGCGGTTTCCATCCCCGTTTGTTCATTCAGAGTTTGAATATTGCCTCTGAGCTGGTCCACTTGGGGCATCAATAATTTTACAAGCGCCACGGCTTCTTCCGAGCCAAAAGCTTTTTTCAGCGCATCAGATTTGGCGACCGTATCCACCTGGCCGAACTTGCCTTGAATACGTTCCAGCACATCCACCATTGGCAGCAATTTCCCCTGATTATCGGTCAGCTGAATACCCAGCGTTTTTTGTGCATTACCAACCCCAGAGAGAAACGCTTTGTACTTCGTGCCTGCCTCAGAGCCGGACATGGTGGATTGAAGCTGGCCTAAAATCGCCATAGACTCCGACATCTCAATCCCATGACTTTGTGCATTGGCACCCAAGCTACTAAAGGCCGATGACATTTCGTTACCATTGGTTTTAAACATCCGCACCGCTGTGGCAGTTTGTCCGGCCAACTGTTCCACCCAGGCATTTTTGCCCATGGCCTCGGCGTTGTTTTGATAAATACCGTACATGGTGCCGAGGTAATTGGTTGCGGTGCTGGCATCCGATTTCGTCCCTTTTGCCATCACCGCAGAAGCTTGGGTAAATGCGCTGAGTTCTTCACCAGACAGTCCAGCAATAGAGGATTGGATATCATAGGATGAGCGAATAACATCAGCAGAGTTACCGCCATATTGGGTAGTAAAGTTGATGGCCGTTTGGTTGAGTTGTTGTAGGGCGCCATCAGCGACATCCAGCGATTTGACTTCACCCAATGCCTGATTGGCCGCAATGGCTGGACTCAAAGAACCAACCAACATCATGGCGCCGCCAGTCACGCCCATCATACCGCGCATCATCTGTTCCTGAGCGCCTGCGCTTTGTTCCTTGAGCTGATTGATCTTACCCATGATCTTATTCACTGGGCCAGTAACCTTGTCGATCACCCCGATGGAATACATGAGTTTTTCCAATTTGCCTAATGCGCTCATGATGTCTCGTCTTGATTGAATGCCATACAAATGCCGTTATTCACGGCGGTTTGAAATTGCTCTTGCTCGCGCTGCTCAAGATAAAGCGCCTGCGCCATGGACTCATCCGTTGCGGGTTGTCCTGGGAACCACTTGGCATGAAAGGCCGCCAACTGCCCCAAAGGACTGCGCTTTATTTTTTGGGCGAGCCTTTCAATGGCTTTACCCGCAATTCAACATCCGGCAAGTATTCTTCGATAACCGCAGCCGTGATCGTCATTGGTACACTTGGTATTTGAAGCAAGGATTTCAGACTCTCTTGTTGTTCCGGCTTCACGGCTCCCATCAAGAAGTTCGTACATGCTTGTTTTAAGTTTGCGTTTGGCCGAGTCAATGTAGACTGATACTTGTCATACGCGGCTTGATTTACCTGGAAACAAAAATCCTGGTTATTCACTTCTAAATTGATTTCTTGTTCAAAGGCCATGATCTATTCCTTCAATTGCGCTTGGGTGAGTAAGGTGTAGGAAAATACATTTCCCCATTGCGCTGCACTGGTCAGGCACAGCCCCATGAGGCGTTGAAAGTCTTTCGGGTTGGCGAGTACCTGGCATCCAGCACTCCACCTATCCACGGTGTTTACGGTTTTATCCGCATGGGCGCGGTGGCAGTTGATCCCGAAAAACCCGCGTTGAATGGCGACATCCGTGTCGATGGCATCATCCTGATTGCCGTCCCTGTAGACGCTGACGGGTTTGTTTTGTACCAGCGCCTGGTATTTCCCTTGGTGATAACCAAAGGTCCATAAGCTACGATGCTGCATCGGCACCATCACTGCCGTGCCATCGACATTGAGCGGATGTTGACGGTAGTAGGTGCCGGGATCAGTGGTGCATGGGAACACTTCGAGCTGCCACTGTTCACCCTGTTGATACAGCACACAAAAATAGTCATTGAATGTGTTGGCTCGCGTATTTGCAGTGCGAACCCCAACTAAATTGAGATTCATTTCACCCTCAAACACTTGGTAGTGTTGCCGCTGGAGTGCATCAATCAATTGCTCTGCATGTAACTTCATTACAGATCTCGCACTTCGTCATCGGTGAGATACGGAATGCCGTTGATCTTCACAAAATCTGTCGAAGTCACCACGCCTTTCACCGTCGTTGTGTCTTCTTCGCCACCTTCGGCTTTGAAGTTCAAGACTTCTTCCAATTGCGGCAAGACCCCAAACACTTCGACGTTTTTAGAGCCTGCGGCAACCTCGGCTAAAAAGGAGATATCAAACGGCTCAATACCTTTCCAGCTGCCAGCCTTCTTTGCCACACCTTCAATCAGTAAAAAGTTCTCATGGTCGACTTTGAGTGAAACTTCTGCATCCACCGGACCATCAACAAACCCCTTAGTAATGCCGCGTACTTTTTTTGCTTTGCGACCATCAGTAATTTTGACGGATGCTTCAATCACATGGACCATGGTGTTTCCAATAAAAACATCAAAGTCCTTACCGCCGAGTGTTTTGACTGACATGTGCTATTCCTCTCTATCGAGCATGATCCCCACGAGGATCTCTTGGGGTGAATCAACAGGCTGTACTTTCATGATCACGTTAAGTCGTGTAGGGGTCATAAATGTGAGGCTAATTGCATCATCTTTGGGTTCGCGAATTTCACCAGGGAATTTATCCGAGCCGATATTCATTGACTTCGCCATTTCACGAAGGGGCTGCCCCAGAACGCGCTTGCCATAGGCAATGCCTGTTGGGGAGTTATTTAGACGGCGATTTTTGATTTGATAGATGGCACGAATGCGGACCTGTCTTGCGGCTTTATCAACAATGCGTCCATGTTCGATTTTCTGGAAGTCACCGCCCTCAGCATCCAGCATATTTACATCACCAAAGTAGATACCATCCAGGTCGGTATAAAACTGTGTGCAGGAAAAGCGCAGACTATCCAAGGCAGCCGTCACGGCATTGGTCAGGGGCGCACCTGATTTATCACTGGGGAGCGACATCAATGATAAAGCGCCTGTTTGTACACGCATAGGACTGTCAGCAATGGTCACCGAGCGTTTGCATAATCGACCTGTCACGCCGCCCAGCTCATCACCAAATAGAAGCGGGATCACGGCAACTCTATCGCCAACCACACCATCAATCAGCGATTGGATGGCTTCCCGGTGTTCAGCCCAGGTTTGTCCCGTGGCTTCATCCGCGTCACATCCTGGCGCTGCAACCAAAATTCGAATACGACGCGCATACTTAGACATGATCTCAAGGGCCTTGGCCTGATACGCTTCCACCTCCGCTTTACCTGTCACAGGTGTGGTCACCACAATCATTTCTGGACTTACATCCAAGTCCATTGCCTGGTCAATCGCTGCTAAAATATTATCCCCGGTATTGAGCGGCATCGCCCAGCCAGAGACTAAATCATCGCCATTACGAACCCAAGCAGATAGCTGGCTTTTAAGCGGTGAATCTTGCTCAGATATCAAATCCTCAAAATCCGATTGGGCATTGATGGCAACCACCTGACCAATATTGTGAACCCCAACACCGATAAATAGCGCAGAGCGTTCCACTTCCTTAAGTGCGCCGCTTCCGGTATTGATGGCGGTGACTGAAACTTTACCTTGTGCCATGGTTGATCATCCTCATTTTAAACGCATCGCCTCATCCAACATGTAATTGGTGAGCTGTCGGTGTTCGTTCTCATCCTGTCCCAAGAAAGCACGCTCCGGGATTGGAATGGTCCATTCTTTCTTGGGTGGCTCGTCTCGGATCATTCTTAAAATCAACCCCGCTTGCCGGAAATTTAAGTTGTTCTGTATCCAGCGTATGGTTGGGGTTTTCCAACCTTTACCGCGCTTTTTTCGAATTCTGTAACCCGCCCGGCGCAGTGAAATTGCCTGTGACCTTGTCGCTTGTTCAAGTTCCCCATTTTTGGGGTTGTAACGCTCCAATTGCGCGGCACTCATTTGTTGGTCCACACCTTCTTGATGCAGCCTTGCGACTTGTCCAACCCGGCGATTACCAAACGTGACATCCGCTTGGTTGGGCGTGGTATGCACTTGAATATGCTTACCCAGCTTTTTGAGCATCCGCTGTTTCTTACCATTACTTCGCGCTTGCCAAGCTGAGCCCGTTAGATCTCTCTGGCTGCGTAAGCGTTTTCGACTATCGCGTCGAACTTTACGACCTGCACCGCGCAATATTCGCCTACGCTTTCGAGGGTCCAGCAATAACAGTTCTAGCTGTTTGGTATGATCACCAGCGCTTAACTTAGACGTGATCATCTATGGTACCGATTAATTCAAACTGCTCAGCGATCCAAAGGCTTTGCTCACCAAAGTCATACCGAGTCTCATCCAAGACAAACGGGCCATGGTCATCCATGACCAATTCGATATCCTCCGAAAATTGACTGATCGTGAGTTCCAGCTCAACACTGTTGTCATCGTGTAAGTCCGCACTGAATTCCACATCCGGACTATCATCGCGACTGGCGTGTACTTGCAGCCAGAAACTCACCATCACAGCAACTAACTCAGCAGGCGCAAAGCAAGGGGCAATACTAATGACACCTGAGTAATAAAAGCGTGCAGCAATCAATCCATTTCCTTGGCTCTTTTTACTACATGGCGTAATGCGGCCACCTTCAATCCAAGCATCAAATTCGCCCGGCTTAGCTAATAGACGGCCTTTATACTGGCTCTGCATCAGATACGACGTGAGATGTTGTAACTTGTTTTGACTCATAGCAGCGACACCGTGAATGTGGGGCTGATCCCCTGTAACTTTCGGATCGCCAGCATGGAATTTTCTCGCCAATAAGGTTCGTTATCGCTGGCTTGTAATTGTTGGGCTGCCCGCTGGTCGCGATGGGTTGTCCCAAAGCGGCTGAAAAGAAGTTGCGCTTTTGCCAATGAGTACACCGCATGTTTATAAAGCAGTGGATTTAGCCAGTCTGTCTTATCACCCTGTTGCAGTCTGTATGCACGAAGCAGCTGATTCACATCATGGGTTGCCAGTGTGAGGTGATACACCAACATCTCATCCTTCATACTGAATTCCGTTTCAACCGCGTATTGTTGGATCAACTCTGCCGTATCCAAATCTGGATAAAACCCGTCATTGGTCACAATATGTGAATCAGGGCTTGCCTTTGGCATTGCAGTAAAATCCATCACAATCACCTCATTTAGGGGTGGGCATCAACAACAGCATCAGGCTAATATGCAATCTCTTTTTCCCGTGTGTTGTCGTGCCCACTGGCGGTTGAGTCGGTTAAATATCCAGTTCGATACCGCGTTTACTCGCAATATCTCGGGCGATCTTCTTTACACCAGCCCCTTCATTCAGTTGTTGTGCTTTGACAAAACAATCCAATGCATTGCCATCATTCAATACTGCGGCATGGAGCTTGCCTGCCATCGCATACAATTTGCCACCAACAACCGAGGCAACGCTCCAGCTGTGACTTTCAAACAAACTGATAAAGGTGCAAAAGTGTGACAAGATCCCACTGTGTAAAATGGCTTCACGACCTTGTTCTAATTGGGCATTGCCCGCATCATAAAGTTGGTCAATGACGAAGGTTGGCCAATCTTGCGTCGAGAACTTCGTGGGTAGCTTTTGCTTTTGCGAAACCATCAAGGGCAACCATTCAAAAGCGTCAGACCAACGCTGCAAATCAACCAGCCAGATAAAAACCCAAACCAGAATTGTATTTGGGTGGTCATGGCCTTCATCTCGATAAATGTTGAGATAATTCAGGTAACCGTTTTTCTCCAAGGCAGTGGCCTTGTAAGCGTGTTTTTTCTCCACTTCTGCAATCTGCTTTAAACTGCCCAAATCAGACTCAAGTGCAGCCTTCAACAAGTCATACTGATTCGATGTAGATGGCACTTCCGTGTGCCGCGGTGAAGCTGTATTTTTGGATTTGTCCTGCGCTGCCGTACTTTTCGTCTGACGCGCCTTTGCAATTTGTTGTCTGACTAAGCTCATGTCCATTCCCATTCATCGTCGGAGCCAGCTTTCAGCGTGCGAATTTTTACAGCATCGGACTCAAAGAAAGCGATTTTTTCCAGATCATTGACATAGAAGCAGTCGTTTCGAGATTGGTAATCCTCGACGCGCTTCTTCTTCGGATTGTCGATGATATGCATCCGAGTCGAACCGCTTTGGATCAAATGGCTCAAGTTATCAAAGGCGGTGACCATGATCCCGCGAGGTGGAAAGAAAGGAACTTGAAAAGACATGAGGCCACCATAGGTTTTGATGACCTGAGCCAATTCAATCTTCTCTTTCTCGCTGGGTGTTTCAGCCTGGGAGGCATAGTAGTTACCTTGAGCATGAGCAATCAATTCACTACCAATAATGGCAATCAATCCATCACGCTTGTGCAAAGGGATCGCTTGCTGTAAATCGAACACTGCTTGGTCGAGGTTGGCGTAATCACCACCCAAACCAATACGGATCTGGCTATCAACCTGCCCACTACGAATGGCTAACTCTGGCGCATCTCGGCGAACCAGCTGTAACCATCCAATGTTCAAATCTTCAAGCATGGGATTCGTAGCGAGGTCAGTTTTAGGTGCTGCCTTGATGCCATTCCAACCCACTTTGATGATATCCAGTGCATTGCGTTTTTTTACATGGTTGCGCCAACGCACATGAAAATCAGGATACTTGGCCCAATTATCCATTTGCTGCCATGTCATATGTACATCACATTCAACGGCATAACAGCGATATTCTCGTTCACCTAAACCTGATGGATCATGCGTACTTCGCTCAGCGTCATTATCAGACTCGACGCCAGCACGGCCCGTAATACTGTTATCAATACTCAGTGTGACATCCTTGCCCACCAGTTCATCCACCATTTGAGTGTTGATCCGACGAAGAAATTCTGATGTTTCATACACGCCGTCATAAAGCCTTTGTTCAATGGTTGGCTCGACATTAAACTGCTGGCGCACTGTCTGAACGTTATAACGCTGTGCCAGCCCTTGGGTGGCTGCGCGATATTTCTGTGTTGTTGCCTGTCTCATGCATCTATCCCAGAAAAAATTAAAGTGAATGTGACGAAGACTTAATAAAAGTCACTGCCAAAATCGTCGTGAATGTTTTCTTCTCCGGGAGTATTCCCTGCGCCTTCCTGCTTGGACATTTGGTCAAACTTTTCTGTGAGTGAGTCGAGTTTTTCACTCAGTGTTTTGATTTCTGTTGAGGCATCAAAACTATCGCTGTCCGCTTCTTCTTTGGGTTTGGATGGCGCGTTGATTTGTTGCGTCATTTTCTCAATCGCTTGGGTCATTTTGTCCATGGGTTTAGACAATGCGCTTGATACTGCTTCGGCGAATTCATCGGGTTTCATGTCGTTGTCCTTTTTATGAAAAAGGTTTTGAAAGAAAGAGGGCTTTTTGTGCGGGGTGTTTTTGAGTGTTTCGACTGCCAATTCCATGGGAAAAGAGACATCCGTGTCGTCTGAGGCTTCCGTGTCTCCCCCATCACTCGTAAACTGGGCTCGGGTTGTTCGTGTTGAAGCAGGGTAATCCGTCATGGCTAACCCGGTGAGATAAGTTTGACCCGTCTTCAAAAAGTCCCGGTCAATTTCAACACTGTAATAAACCGCCTGGTCTGCCTGGTTCAGTTTTAATAAAGAAGCATTTGGGCAAAGTACTGCATTGAGAACCGTTTGACCGTCTTTGGATTTCCCTTTAGATAGTGCAATCACATCACCCAACATAGAGCCTTCTAATTCAATACCGAGATCACGCGCTGCCCATGCGCCCCAATCGCCATAGTGGCTGAGGTTGATCCGCGCACCATAAATTGCAGGGTCGTAGGTTTCCACCATGTCGTCGATGTCTTGTTCTGTGATCTCACGCCCATCGACCGTCATCCCTGCCGATGCAATGGTTTGCGGTGTAGTGCGTAAGTCACTGGGCATGGTGTCATCCTTCGTTGAATATTGGTGTTTCGATGATTGCAGTCTGCACCTGTTTTTTTGTTCTCGCCAACGGTTTCATTCCGATAACGGACTAACGCTAAGTGATAGGAATACCTAGGAATTTTTATTCAAGAAATTGCTGGTTTTGCACCTTAAACTCGCAGTATCTGAGAAACCAAAGGTCCATTATGCGCGCACAACCCTATGACGATGATATCCATACCCGTGCCAGACATCTCTATGTTTTTGATGGGTATACCTTTGATGAAATCGCAGAAAAAGAGGGAATGCCAAGCGCAAGAACAATCCGCCGCTGGGCATACAACGGACAATGGGATACCCAATGCCCACTGGTGGATGCTGAGTTAAAGATAGCCAGGCGTATTTGTTTACTTGCAGATAAAGAAGATAAAACAGAGAAGGACTATCGCGAGCTAGATTTTTTAGTCAAACAGCAATGTAAGCTCAATCAATCCAGAAACACCCCGCAAGCAAAACCAGCGGCTCAACCTCACACTGAGCAAGCACAAGACCATTCGCAGAAGAAAAAACGTAAGAAAGCACCAAAGAATGATGTCTCCGGCATTACCAAAGATATGCTGGATGAACTGCGCGAAAATCTACTTTATCCCCATCAGCAGCACTGGTTTGAAAACCAAGACCACCGCACCCGGTTTATCCTCAAACCCCGGCAAATCGGGGCGACTTTCTATTTCTCATTCGAAGCGTTTTACGATGCCGTGGTCAATGGCCGGAACAAAATATTTATCTCCGCCTCCCGTGACCAGGCAGAGATATTCAAGGCAAATATCATCGCACTGTGCCGAGAACATTTTGGTGTTGAGCTGAAAGGATCACCACTTCAACTGAACAACAACGGCCAGACGGTCACACTGTACTTTAAATCCACCAATGCCCGGACAGCACAAAGCGCCAGTGGTGACTTATACATTGATGAGGTGTTTTGGATCCCAAAATACAAAGAGCTGCGCGGATTGGCTCAGGCCATGGCGACCCATCAACAATATCGTGTTACCTATTTTTCAACACCCAGTGTCACCAGTCATGAAGCATACGACCATTGGTGTGGACGCTGGTTTAGAAAAACCATGGCCTGTAATGATCCTGATTTTCAGGTGGATGTCACCCATGACAACCTCAAAGAAGGTAAGCTGTGTGATGATGGCATTTGGCGGCAAATGCTCACGGTTCATGATGTGGTGGACTCTGGCTTTGACCGGATCAGCACCAAGCAATTGCAATCGGAATACTCAGAGGAAGAGTTTAACAACCTCTTTATGGGGCTGTTTATTGATGATGCCCATAGCGCATTTGATATCAATGCACTGATGGAATGTGTCGGGGATGCCAGCCAATGGCGCAATTACGACCCGTTCGCAGAGCGGCCATTCGGGATGCTCCCGGTTGTGATTGGATTTGACCCAGCCAGAACCATTGATAAAGCCACCGTCACCGTGTTGAGTTGCCCCCTGAACTCCGATGATAAGTTCCGTCTACTCAAAACCCTCGACCTCTCTGGCAACAACTTCAAAGCCATGGCTGAAACCATCCGGCAGTTAACCATGCAATTTAACGTGCAGCATATTGGTGTAGATGTCACGGGTATTGGGGCAGGTGTGTTTGAACTGATTCAAGAGTTTTTCCCCAATACGATGCCCATTCACTATAACCCTGAGCTGAAAAACCGCCTGGTGATCAAAGCCCAGCAGGTGATCAATTCCGGTCGTTTTGAATTTGATAGTGACTCTGTGAATGTCTGCGCCAGCTTTATGAATATCCGTAAAAAAGTCCTTGGCGATAAAATCACATACGCGACCAACCGTACCGCCAGTACAGGCCATGCAGACATCGCTTGGTCCATTATGCACGCCATGATTTACGAACCCCTGTCCGGGGATACCACCAGTAAACGAACCACGATAGGGATCGCCGCATGAGCAAACCAAGATTTTCAGTGACCGCAGGGAGTACGCCAAATTACCAAACCATGTCAGGGATGAATGCATTTTCGTTTGGCGACCCAGAACCCTGCCTGGATAACCGATTGACGGAGTACATCGGTGTGTATTCTGATGGCAATGGAATTTATGAACCACCCATTAGCCTGCGGGGCCTCATCAAGTTATTAAGGGTGAACGCCCAGCATGGGCCCATTCTGTTTTTTAAACGCAATATGATATTGAAGTGGTTAGAGCCAAACGAATTGATCAGCCGCAGAACATGCAGTAAGTTCGCGCTTGATTACCTCTATAGCGCCAACGCTTACCTACAAAAAATCACGAATCCATTTGGGAAGATCATCAAGCTAAGACACTTGCCAGCAATCTCGATGCGTTACACCAATGAATCCGGGGTGTATGCCCAAGTGAAAAGCAACGGTGATATTTTGCGATTCAAAAAAGGGGAAGTCATTCATATCAAGGAGTATGACCCCGGTCAGGGAATTTATGGTGTGCCGCAATATTATGGTGGAATACAGTCAGCACTTTTGAGCGAAGATGCAACGCTGTTTCGTCGCAAGTATTACAAGAATGGGGCGCATATGGGCTACGTCTTCGCCATCTCAGACACCAATATGTCCCCAGAAGATGAAACTGAGCTTAAGCAAGCCATCTTAGAAAGCAAAGGCGCAGGCAACTTTCGAAGTCTTTTTATCAATAACCGAGGCGCCCAGGGTAACATCGAAAAATCACTAAAAATCCTACCCATCGGTGATATCGCCACCAAAGATGAGTTCGAGCGTATCCGAAAAATCACGCTGAATGACATGCTCAGTATGCACCGGGCGCAAGAAGCATTGAGTGGGCAAAGCTCTGGGGATAGCCCAGGGTTTGGTGACTTAGAAAAAATCACGAAGTCCTATTACAACAATGAAGTGGTCCCGCTCCAACAAGAGATCATGGGGATCAATGATGAGTTGCCGAGACAGCAGCATATTTCATTTCGACAAGCCCCCTATTCCGACTTACTTGATCCGGAAGAAACAACACAAGAGAACAGTATTTAAATTTAATATCGAAATTTTGATTCAAAAAAGGTGAATGTGATCAGCAGTTTGATTACACTGGTAGAAGACACAGGAGCCAAAATGAGTAGAGCACGTATTCATTGTAATGAGTGTGACAGTAAAGCAACTGTTACCTCAACAAATAAAATATCTAAATTGGTCACCCATCTGTATTGTCAGTGTACAAATGTGTACTGCGGACATACGTTCCGATTGTCTCAGTCATTTGATCACACCATTTCACCCCCGGCAGGAAAACACGAGCAATTGGTTCTGGGACTTCTTCAAGATTTACCCAGTGACAAACGCAAAGAGATCATTAATCAACTCGTCACATAACAGACGATAGGGTGAAACTATATGAGCTGGTTTGATACGCTTGATTGGCTCAAGCAATGTGGACGCTTATTGGTGATTTGTCTGATAGCAGCCGCTGTCCAAATGTACGTTTCAGATAAAAAGTTTACCTTTTTTCACTATCTCATGGGGGTGCTGATGGCAATATTTGGTGCCTACCTAGCAGCTGCATTCTGTGATTGGCGGGGCTTTAGCGAAGAGCTTAAAACAGGTGTCATTGGTGTTGCGGCTTATGCTGCCCCTCACCTCCTAGAAGCACTGAATAAAATCGCTGAAAATCCAAAGCAAGTGATCACCTGGCTTATGAAGGAGAAATGACATGGAATTCTTAATGGACCTATTCACCTCAAGTGGTGTCGGGGCAATCATCGGCACCGTAGGCAGCTGGCTCACCAAGCGAGAAGAGCGTGAATCACTCAAGCTGAAATTCCAACATCAATATAACATGGCCCAGCTCAATGCCAGTCATGCTCTGGAACAAGAAGCCAGCCAACGCGATACCCTACAAACACAAGGTAAAGTGGCCGTCCAAAATATCGAGGCCGAAGCATTCAAGCAAAGTATGCAAGCCTCTCTTGTGAATACTGGAAGCCAACTCGTTGATGGTATCCGAGGACTAATGCGCCCTGCCATAACCATATTTTTATTGGTGATGAGTACATTACTGGCTTTGAAGATCCACGCACTGATTAATGGGTTGGAGACGCTGGGAAATGATGCAATGTTTGAACTGTATCGCCACATCATCATGCAGCTTTTGTTTATGACCTCAACAGCGGTAACTTGGTGGTTTGGGTCGAGGCCAGGAAGAGGTAAAGCAACTTAGAACGTTGCTTTATCTAGAGTGTTTCCTGCAAATATTAGTCAATTAACTATCATTTTGATGAGTTGAAAATTTAATATCAAAATACTGCATAAAATCCATGCCTGGTATCTTCTGTGGATAGTATTCATGATGTAATGAAGATAGTTTTGTTTCTTCAATCAGCTTTTGATATAGAAAATCAACATCACTACAGTTGAAATTAATGTTGATTGACTCAACACCAAAGTCTTTCAGGGAGTGAATAATAAAAATTACAAGCTCCTCAAAAAATTGTCTTTGCTGGATCATGTAATTTTGTACATTGTGAACCGCAAGCCTATCTGGACTAGATAAAACTTCTACGGATTTTGAGAATTCACTAAGAAAAATCTCTTTCCTATCATGAGAAGCTCGTAAGTAGCAGTGCATTGATGCTCTATGATCCATCAAATCACCTACAGAAAATGGATCACCAGATACCTTAAGATAAACAAAATAGGAAGTTATCTGTTCACCAAGGCTAGGGTATAATCTTGCATTGAAATATAGCAACCACTCGATGAACTCTGTTTTTGAGGACTCAAACTCATCATTGTTACCTGGATCAATACACCAATTGCCACGATAAATAAATCTATCAAGCAAGTACAGCACAGATGACTGGTAAGAATAAAGCTCTTTTAAAGATACGTTTAAAAATGAAAATGTTTTAACAGGTATCTCTTCCATCATAGGTTCTTTATAAACTTTAAAAGCTCGCTTTGCTTCTTGTATGCCTTCATATATTTTCGATGCAAGCTTTCGATGTTTGATTGTTGCTGTTAGCTGTCTATTAAATTTATACCAACTCTCCATTTTAAATATACGTGCAACTACTTCTTGAGATTCTTTAGATGAAATATTGTGCAAGCTAGAAATAGAAGATACCAACTCATCGATGGATTCATGAGGATTTTGGAGTGCAACTAGCTCATTAAATGTTATGTAAGACATTAGAATTACTCTTATCGCAACAACTTAAACTTTAAACCGAAACATATATGGGTTGACGGAATCATCTAACTGACTAACTGGGTTATCTGGATTTCCTATTATTTCGTGCTCAAACCCTCTCAACTTTGTTTCCAAAATTAATTTCCTATAAAGGTCTTCAAAGCAATATCCATTTATAATCAATTCAAGCTCGCTCACTGACGTATTCTTTAGCCTTTCAATTACATTTACGAACACTCGTTCAAAAAGTAAGTTATTTTGTATTAAGAAATTTTGTACTTGTGGTTTTACAAAGAGATCCCTTGCCCGAGCAATTTCACTAATGCACAAAGTCGAACCATTTAATTGAATGTAGCTATGGAGGAGAGATTGATGATCAAGTAAATCCATACTTCTGGATATAAAATTTGATTCCAATTGATAAGAAGTAAACTTTACAATTTGATCTGACAAACTTGGCTGTACGATGACCTCCATTGATGAGCGCCAATATTCAATCATTCTTATTTCACTTTCTATGTCTATTTCATCTGAAAGTAGAGACTCTTGAATTTCATATCCAGACTTAGCGTTCTTGGCAAGCTCTTCTATGACATTTATTTTGTGTCGCTTTACTTGTTTTACATCTGAATTCATCAGGGAAATAAGGCGAGGACTCATTAAGCTTTTGCAGTAGCCTACCTTCTTCATCATGAGCTTAACTAGACGTATGTCTTCAAGCAATGTTGATGCCCATATATGGTGTCTTACCGACGCATCAAAATGGTTTTTAAACTTAAACCAGGAAGGATATTTATAAAATGAAGCAATCATCTTTTTTGCATCATTATCACAGACTTTCATTGAAGTAGCGACTTGCTTTATGCTCGCACTCAACAACTCAGCAGGGTTTTCTCTTGAAATCAGATCTTCAAAATTTATATTCATAACTCTTTCACTTTTTTGATAGTTGAGCTGGCTTAAAGAACCAGCTCAACTGCTTCCACCTAGAGGACGAAGACTAATTTCAAGAGTCCCCCTTTGGGCACACTAAAATTGTCAAAAAAGTGTTCGTGTTTAATCTCACCCAGTCTACTATTCAATACAACCTCATGGTAAAACCGCTCTGCATCGAAGCAATCAAAAGCAACATGAACAAAGTTAATTCCATAACTTTTTACTTTCAAAGTTACTTCAAAAATGAATCCCTCGATAAATTCGATATTCTGTGTCAGAAAGTTTTCAATATTTGCAGCTAAAGTACTTGCGCTCATTTCCATGAAAGAAGTAGAAGAAAAGTCAACATAGCCCCTTACCTTGTAGATCTCATCAATATACATTGCATCAGCATCTTTGGTATAACGAACATAACAATGAGTTGATGTCTTATGATCCATTAAGTCCCCAACTTCAAACCTCGTACCAGGGAGCTGCTTATATTCAACAAAACTAAAAACCTGGTCAGCTAATCTAGAGTTCATCCTAATATTTAGAGACTTCAATTTGAGCACAAATCTCAATAGGTAATCATCATGAAGATTTTCCCACTCTGACTTATCAAAATAACAAATACTATTTAATAAATTGAGAAGTGTTAGTTTCTCTTGGCCCAAAGACTGCTTACTTGCTTTTAAAAGTCTTTTTAGGTTTGTAGGAAGTTGTTCTGGCGGAAAACCAACTTTATCTATATAGCCACGTATTACATTTAAACTGTCATACAAGTCATCTACAACAAGCCTACGATAGTAGCTTGCTTCTAATTGGCATTGGAGTTTGTACCAACTGGGCATCTTATAAAGAGATGCAACTCGTTTACGAGCATCTAGTTCTGGTAGGCTGAAATTTTCAGAAAACGTGCTAACAATCTCATCAAGAAATTTTTGTGGATCGTCAAGACATACTAATTCATTAAATGATAAAAAAGACATAGTTTACCCCTTAAGTTCTTAGTGCTGTCCTCTGCCACAACACTCACAAGGTGCAAACTAAAAAGTAAGCTAATTCAAATACTTCTCAGAGGTTTCGCCATAGTAGCATATAAAACCTCTGTGTCAACATTTTAGGTTCAATAATATTTAGTAGAACTTTGAACATTTGCGTAAATTTATCGTAAGTGATTAATTTTGAAATAACACTTCCTAAAATTTTTATTTATGTCCTAGAGGGCTATTAAAATGGCACAGAATAAAAATCAGCATTTTGTTCCTAGGTGCTACCTAAAACAATTTTCAAAAAACTCCGAAGGCATTGGTATTAACCTATACAATATTGAAAGAAAAAAAGTTATTTGCTCTGCTTCTCTCAAAAATCAGTGTTCAAAAAATTATTTCTATGGAAAAGGCCCAGAGCTAGTAGTATTAGAGAACATGATACAATCTATTGAACAATCCTTTGCTTCCACAATAAAAGAAATAACCCTTTCATTAAAACTAACCGTAAAGAATGAGTTCTATCTTAAACGCTTTTGGTTGTTGCAGTATCTCAGGACTGAAGCTGCATCAGAGCGCACTGTTAAAATACAAATAGACATGGTCAAATTGGCTCGAGAAGATCCAAATTCACATGATATAAGTATAAAAAGTGCAGCTCTATTAGCTATGGAAATGTATAAACGGTCTCCATCAATGGTAGATGATATGGAAGTATGTTTGCTGCTTAATAAAACAAAGTTACCATTTATTACGTCTGACGACCCCGCAATTCTCTCAAATAGGTGGCATTTGTATGATACTCGAACCAAGAACTTACCTTATGGTTTATACTCTGCCGGGAACCTACTATTACTTCCAATTACCCCAAATATTTTCTGTTTAGGCTATGACAAAAGTGTGTACTTAGTTTCTCATAAAAATAAACTTTTAAATATTAACGATGAACGAGATGTTGAAGCGATCAATCAACATCAGGTTTTAAATTGCAAAGCAAATTTATATATAAAAGAAGATAGTCATATAGATTTATTAATGGACTCGATTATCAAAACGACTAAACAAAGACCTACTGAAAGGCATGAATCAAAATATGCTCTAATGAAACAGACAAACAATGGTCTTACTCAATATGAGTATGCAGATCCGAATAAAATTTCAGGTAGCCATGAAGCAATGATACAGGGGAGTATTTTAAAAATAGAACCCACATCATGGCCATCACTCTTAAAGCTCAGAGAAAGCGGTAGTGTTTTTACTGATGGTTCGACTGCTGGGTACTTAAGACCAAAACATATTCCTAGTGAAAGAAAGAAGTTTTTCTCTAAAGAAAACATAAAGCTAAAAAAAGCTAAACGACAAATTAGGCGGAACGCTAGAAAGTTCCTCCAAAACTAGGCTATTTATCAGCAGTAACTACCAGAAAAAGTAGAAGATATAGTTATATAATAAAGCCGAGTTATCCATGCTTGGCGGCTGATAACTCGGCCTGGTGCTGGCTTGCTAGCACTGGGTTCCCATTGAATAGAAAGTGTTATTCAGAGCGAAATCCCCCATTTCTGACAAAGCGCGTCACCGATATCCAGTTCTCCATTCTTATATGCCAAAGCAACAGCCTTGAGACTTGAAATAAACTGGATGGCAATATCACGGTCCAAACTGCTTTCCGGATCAAACGCTTCTCTGAATAACTTTTCAATGGGCTCTTTTCCTCGTTCATCATGTTCACAGTCAGAGCAAAGCAGATTGAATTTGCTTAAATGCCAGGTCACTACCAATCGGTTACTTGCACCACAAATCTGACATGTATTTTCGCAAGACTGTTCCTGCTGGGCAGATTGTATGGGTTTAAGCTGCATCGTCCTCTCCTTGACTGATCCGCACAAAAGCTTTGTTGATTTCCAAGTTACTCGATGCACTTCTGGCAAATCGTTCTTCGTGTCCTGGTAAACGCTTGATGACCTCCTGAGACTTCGCTTGAGAACCTGGAACAAACTTGATCACTTCACTCAATGCTCTGCGGCAGATAAATGCGCCCGCGACCTCTTGACCAGAAGCATGTAGCAAACAACCCGAGGAAAATGCTAAGCATATTGCAGGGCGATTCGTTTTTGGGATGATATCGCCATGGAATAAGTGGAATAACCATGAACTCAGTTCGTCAACACGTTTTGTTTCATTCTGCATGGTCACTCTCCTTTTGAGTTTGTCTGACTTTGGCGTCCATTTTGGCTAGAAGGATCACAGTTTCCTTTGTCTGTAATGGGTGAGCGTTGTAGTTGTGATGGTACAAATATGCATTTTCACAGTGACTCACCAGAAAAAGATTCTCGATATCACAGTTCAATCGGTCACCATCTTTGAAACGAACTAGGTCTCTTGATGAAATGTCACCATGATGTTGTCGCCAAACAACACGGTGTTTTAAGTCCCAATGATTTGGCTCTGCCACTTTCACCTCTCTATAGCCATCAACACTGACTCGTTCTGAGCCAACTGGCTTTTTATTCTTGGGAATATTCCCCTTTTGAAAAGTCCCTGAATTAGCTTTCAATAGACCTTTCTTTCCCGCCACCCAAGGTTGATGTCCTGTCATAAACCGACCTGTACGACCAGAACGGATCTTGTGATTCTTTAACGTCGAGCGGATTTGAGCATCCGTTTTATCTAGACCAAACTGAGCGTTAAACTTAATCGTTAATTCATCTACGCAAAGTTTCCGGTATTCCTTTTGTAAAAAGTCGAGTTGCTCTTGTGTGTATCTCATGATGACTTAACCTCCAGCATCACAGGTGCGCTTTCTATCATTCCTTCGTGATAACGTTGTTGAGCATCTAGTGCTAACTTGGCATTCGATACGATATTTTGAGCAACACCCGATATTGCTTTTGAACGAGCAATTTCCATTTGTAGTTCTTCATCGCTTAAATCCTCATCATTTAAGCGTTCCAGCTGAGCAAATAAGTGGTTATTCAAGTCAGTGAGTTTATTTTTCATTGGTATGTCCTCTTTGGTTAAAATCGAACCCATGCTGGTACTGGCTGCACTGGGTTTCCGACAAGCTTGTAATCATCTGTTGTGAAATAGCCTTTGATTTGGTGGCAGTATTCAATCTGGGTTTGTCGCCATTGGCCTTCAATAAAGACCTCAACCACATCACCGGAGTGAAACTCTGTGCCGTTACATTCGATTCGCCCAACTGCATTGATAAAGGCGTTTTTCGATCTCGCTTTTCTTGTCATCGTTATCTCCTCATCAAAAAATCTGGTGGGGGGTTGCGGAAAGAAGTGACAGCAGTAACACACCACATCAAACACACCCACAAGCCCCATATTTACTGGCCTCAGCTCTGTCACTTCAAAAGGTGACATTCAGTAACACAAAAAGTGACAAAACCAGTATTTCTATACTTTTCAGTAATTTATGAATTCACCCTTGTTACATCAAAAAGTGATTTATCTACTGAATTCATCACTTTTGTGTTACTTCTAAATCCCTTATTTGTTACTTTTTCAGTGATAGAAAAAGTCTTTATAAATCATGTGAATAAACTCTATTTTTAAACCCTGTCACTTTTGTTACTTCTTTCCGCAACCCCTCCCCGTTTTATTGTTCAATCTGAAATCAAGTCAAAAAAAACTCTAACTTTTCCTAAATACCCAACATCGCACTGTCTTTTCTAATATCTGGCTGCGCATGGATTTGTTCTGCTCAATGCACTTGTATCGCTTGCTCGTTGGAAGCAGCTTTTTCAGCTCTGATGGATTGATAGTTTCTGTTCGATTTTCCATACACACCTGGTAAAAGTGCGCCAGGTTAATTGCGATTTCTCCATCTGACTTGGAATGGTTCAAACGCTCAGTTGGGACTAAAGGATCTCGATAACCGCGTTGTGGTGGTGCTTCATTGAGTAATTCGTATATTTCCCAGAAACGGGCAATTAATGGATGGTCAGCCTGGAGTGATTGATGCCTTGCTAAGCAGCGGTCTTCAATATGTAATACAGTTTGTGTCAGCTGGTCTTCTGTCATACTTGGGAAGACCAAAGGCAAGCACATCGCAATGGCTATCAATTGTGCATGGTTCTTGATCAATCGTACATTGGTCAGCTTCGGGTTTGCCTTCAACCCTTTTAATGCGCTGTCATAATGCTTGTTCATTTGGGCAAGTATCTTTGACTCCAGCGATAAGGCACGATGCAAGAACCCGCCTAACTCCTTTGTTGTCATTTGTTCGAGTACTGGCGCAAGAAATGCTGTTTCCTGGGTAAAATGCGCCTGAGTAAAGTGAACATGAATGATCCGCTCCATCATGGCTGGACTGGCTTCAATCTGTGCGTTTTGTGCAAAGATTATGGATGCCCGAAATGGTGGTTCCTCTGTATCCGAGCCGCGATTCATTACCCCCATTGAACGAATAGCCCGACCGTTAAATGCGGTTTTCACTTCGTCATAATCAAAGCTAGCTCGCTTTGCATTGTCTTCCGATCGATCTCCTTCTATCAAAACAACAGGCATATTGCTTACCTGCATAAATGCCCTGGCTCTGGCTGCAAATGTCGCTTTGCTAGGGTCGATCCCTTCATGGTCGTTTCTGCCTAAACAACGCCATAGGAATTCAAGGACAGTTGATTTACCTGTTCCTGGTTCACCACTCATTTCTAAAAACGGCCAGCTCTTGTATTGGCTTCGGATCTGCTCTGCAAATAAACTGCCTAGCCAGTAAGCCAACACAGTCATACCATTGGCATGAAACACTTTGTGATACTTCGATAACCAGGTATCTTGGAAAGGATCCGACTCTTCAATACTGAGGCTACTGCTGACCGATTTAATGCTGCGTTTATCCAGGTTAAAAAAACCATGTTGGTTCACGTCAATTCGCTTTCCATTGCGATACGCAAAGTCATTAAAAATATACGCCTGGCATTCTTTGTAATATCCAGTAAAGCTAATTGTTTCGACCTGCTTCACTCGTTTACCAAACCATTTGCGAGTCAGATAATTAAACTCTCTGGACTTACCGATAAAGTTAGCGCCCGCAGCTTTAGCCAATAGCGCCTTATTAAATGATCCCGGTCCTTCAATAGCACTGCCTGGTAAACTGATTTGAACGGGGGAAGAACCATTGGCAAACGCCACCTGGAAGTCATAACTGATCTCACCTGTGTATTGCGCTACACGGCAATAGAGGAAATCGGGTAGAACATTGGATATTTGAGTGATCTTGGCATGGCGCATAAACAACGGTTTGGCATCATCAGTTCCCGGCTCAATACCTTCATGCTCCAAATCACGGCTAAGGTCTTTATTCACATCAATGCAGAAATACGCATGATTAAAGTCCAGTACAGTGAAGTACTGCTTGGTATGTTGATGCCAATACCAAGCTTTATCCATGACAGAGACCGCACCAAATAAGCGGCCACGATAACGGCATTCTTCAACAAACTTAGGCGTGATTTTATTTCGGCGATAAAGGTCATCCCAATCTAGATTACTACCGGTGAGTGCGAGGCCGCTTATCTCTTTTACATTGCGAAGTCGGTCGCGGTGCTTCAACATAAATTCGCGACCAGCCGGATCATCATCCAGCGCCCAAATCCAATGGATCTTTTTTCCGTAATGAGGTCGCATTGAGAGAAAAGGAAAGTTCCCTGCCATCAATGTGGCCGCAACCTTCAACCCACATGAGTGCAATGCAATGGCATGGAATATCCCTTCAACCAAAAAGACTTTATCCCGTGATCCAATTTCCTGTCCTGGGGGTGTCCACCACTCTCCCTTCACAAGGGTTCCGTGATATTCATCAAAGTGTTCATGACTTGAGTCAAAATGCTTTCTTCGACCGGCAATGTTATTTCGTTGCTTTGCCTGTTCCTTGGAAACATCAATCAACCGTTCCCAGTACCGTGTTTTTTCGTCATCGATATAAAAGCGAACCGTTGGAACCGTTCTCGATCTATCTGGCAACTCATAAAGCTCTTGCGTGTACCACCCTTCCATTGCTGTGATATCAAATTGACGGTTATGTTTTAAGTAAGCATCTGCGGTTGCATTTGGTGCAGACTCAGTTTTAGGGAATCGCTTTGTAAACTGGTTAAACAGTTCCGGGTATAACTCACGGACATGTTCAGAGAAGCCACAATTGTTGAGCCGATTACACTTCACGACTCTTGGGTCTTGCTTAGAAACAAACAACTCCTTCTTTCCACAAGATGGGCAGATCCCGTTTTGTAAGTACTTTCCTCGTTCCTTGAATGAAAATTGATGATCATCGAGAAGGCACTGCACAATTTCTTCTTCAAGGACATATTTAGCCATTGTTCGTCTCCCTTATTACCGCTCTGGCGCTTTTTGTGATCTCACAATCGAAATTTCGAAGGTCTGGATCGTACTTGCTCAACCAGCGGTTGATTTCAGAGACAACGTACATTTCACCAATGGGTGTTACATGTGGCTGGGGTGCGTCCGGGTCCATTTGCAGGTATTTGTTCAGTGTATTGCGACTGACACCACACTTTGCGATGAACTCCCTTTTGCTTATTAGTGCATCGTTAGCTATATCAAAAAGCATGTCCTAAACCTTGTTTTAGATTCTGAAAATTGTTATTAATCTAAATATTGATTTTTTGCGCGCCAATTGTCGCGCTTTCACATGATTGACATCGATATTTGAATCATTGATCGATATATCGAGCCTGTCAACGGTATTTTTTAATCTTGATGTCGAATATGGAATGAAATATGGCGGAACTATCTACAGAAAGTTTTTCAAATCAATCGGATAGATTGGACTTTGCATTCAACGAAACAAGAAAAAAAATTGACCCGGATGGAAAGATGACGGCGAAGCAGATGTATTCTTTTCTCGAACTCAGCCAATCAACTTTTTCTGCTTATCGCAATGGCTCAGAACCAAGCGCAACAGTACTTCGCAAACTATCAACGCCATGTGGATTCAATATTCATTGGCTAGCAACAGGTGAAGGTGAGATCTACACACACGAGGCGAATATCTTCGCAGAGAAAAAAGCCCTTGAAGCACTGGGTAAGATAAAACATATCACCGACGGCAAAAATCAAATTATGGTGAATCCCGAATTGTTAACGGGGATCGCACTTCATGACGGACTGAGATTTGATACTGTTTTAAATAATGATATGCCAACCGTTGCCAGTACCAACCACATGGTACTTGTTGATACAAACCAACAAACGGGTGAAGGGCTATTTATTATTGAGTACAAACATCAACGCTTACTACGCCGTATTCAAATCAACTCAGACCAGCAATACGTTTTAACCGCTGATGTGGGTGATACCATTGTCGCCTCACCGAATGACGTCAAAGTCTTGGGTAAAGTGATTTGGAGAGCTGGAGGGATTTAAGATGTCTAGGAAGCTGTTTTACAGGGATGAAAAGAGAGGTGTATACCTTGGGCAGTTTCCCCCTCCGGGGGGATGGAAAGCTGGTAGAAAAGGAGTTCGCCGAGTTCTTTGCCGGATAGAAGATATTTCTCATTTCTCTTTGGATGAGCAAACCAAGTTTCTCATTAACCTCTATGAGCAAAAGCAGTGGGAAATAAAGAATGCCGAGCAGTTAGTTGAACTAGAGAGAAAGCAGAAGAAAAAAGAAAAGAAATGTATGACAATGAAAGCCGCAGCAAAACTGTGGCTTGAAGAAGTTGAAGAGTTAAAAAGCCAAAGAACTTATCAAAGCTATTCCTCTACCATTTCATATTACTTCCAATGTACAGAAGATCACCCGCTCAAACACTTTGATCGAGATAAGAATATCGACTTCTATAAGTTTCTTGAGAAAGAAGCTAGATACAGAAATAAGCCCCTTTCCAAGTCAACACAAAACTACCACATGCGACAGTTGCAGGTCTTTCTTACATGGGCTCATGACAATGAAATGATAGAAAAACCAATCAAGTTGAAGAAAGCGAAAAAGCCCAAACCAGATATGGAAACCTATTCTGTCGAACATCTTCAACAACTCAAGAATCATATCCAAACTCAGCTTAAAACTGAGCAAAGACCTCGTGAACTTTTAAATTTACAAAATCTCATGAGAGCATTTGTAATGGCGACCAATACGTTAATGCGAATTGGGGCAATTGATGCAATGAAAATAGAGTGGATTGATATGAAACGAAGGGTCATTCGAGTAAGAGATAACCCTGAAAGAGGATTTACAAATAAGGGAATGAAGCACCCCAATAAACCAATCAATGACGAACTTTATAAGTTTCTAAAGGAAGATCTCAAACATAGGAAACCAGGTGAAGTTTATTTTCTTGATAATGGTAAAGGAAAGCCTTGGTATGCAGATAGATCAGGGCCTAGTAAATATGCTTCAAAGCAATGCCGAAAATGCGGACTCCCACCAATTAAACCTTATCACTGGGGAATGCGAGCATCAATGATCACTTGGCTTTTAAATAACGGGGCCACGATAACAGATGTGCAAGAACTTGCTGATCACGAGAATATCGAAACAACGATTTCTTATTTCAATACACGAACAGCCAAACAAAAAAGCGCTGTAGATGCCCTTCCAAAAATATAGGTAGTGTCACATTAGGGTCCTCAAAAGTGACATTTTTTAAAGGAGCCTTATAAACAAAGGGCTGGAGCTACCAAAAGCAATGAACTCATAATCGGTAGGTCCCCAGTTCAAGTCTGGGAGGGGCCACCATCTTTCCTTAGTATTCAAGGGCTTGAGCCTTTTCCAAATCAAAAATAAAAAGTGCCAAATCGGTGTTGGTGATTTATGGAATTTACTATTCAATTAACGTTAGATAATTGGAGGAAAGCCACAAATGTATGGTTATCTCTTCCAAACGAAAGCAGTTATAAACCACCTTCACTTACTTGTGTTTCATTCATAGTGATTCTCATGACTGCATTATTCATGATGTATTTCATCCAGAGTTTAAATACTCCTAACTGGGAATCCATCATCATTATTGGTGGTTACTTTTCTTCTCTGTACTGTATTGGTCAAATAACTTCATATAAGTTGAAGTTGAGTAACCTTGAAAAATGTCAGCCATCTGAGAATAGTAGTTACTGGGATAAGCAGCATATTTGCCTTACCGAGCAGCAAATCGTCTGTAAAAGAAGCTCTGGTGATGAGAACTATATTTGTTGGAATGAAGTGTTTGGTATTGTGGATGTTGATAACGTCATCTACATATTGTTAAAAAGCAAATACCATATTTATCTTCCCAAAATAAAGCTTGAAGACCCAGAAGCAGTTCTCCAAAAACTCAAGGAACTTCATACTCAATACAACCAAGATAGTCAGAAGTAG